ACTCTTTTGTTAAATCATCTTTTTTTATAAATTTCTTAACATATTCTTTTAAATCTATCTTTTTACCATCTTTTGTTGTTAAAGATAAATTAGGATTAATTTCTATATCATCATCAAAATCTTCAGTAGGTTCAGAAATTATTTCTTCTTCATCCTTAACTTCAATATCGTTTATAGTATAGTCCCATTTTGGTTCATTTTTTAATCCATCTTGTATAGTTGTATCCCAAACACTAACATTATTGTCTTCTACTTTTTCACCATATAAATTTTCTTTATATTTCTTTTTAGGATAAGCTTTATCAAAGGCAAAGTTGGCTGCAACAACTAATGAAATTGCTAAAGGATCAAATACAAAAATAATAATTAATAATAAAATATTAATAATTTTATCCATAGGTGCTCCTGTAAGGCCCGATAAATACTGTAGTGGTCCTAATTCACCCGCAACTTCGGTGTTATTATCTAATTCTAATACTTGTAATTGGAATTTACGTAAACTATCCGCAGCTACTTCACGTTGAGCTTGAATATTTTTTCTATTTTCTTCTTCAGTTGCGATACGAGATTGTGCCAACCTAAGTTCGGAAGTTGATACTGTGGTTCTAACGCCCCCAACCACCGAGGTGTCTCGTATCTGGATTTGTTGAGACCTAGCATTGGAAAGAGTAGAAATGTTATTAGAAATTCTTTCAAGTTCCTGGTCATATCTTGTAACATCCGCATCATAAAAGTCAACTTTTTGTTGTATAAAGGCTTTTTCATTCTCAACTATAGATAATTTACTATAAGTTTCTTGGTATGCTGCTGATAGAAACCCATAAATCCCCATACTAGTAATAAGTACAAGTATTACAGAGGCAATAGTTAAATAAGTTCTAAGGATTTTATTTAAAGTATCCCAATATTGGTATAAAAGAGATGCTATAACTAACTTAGCTACCTCCAAAGAACCTGCCATAATTATTACTTCAAATGAAGCACCCGCAAAAAGTTTGCTAAGGCCACTTACAGAATAGAAAGCAGCCGAAGCAGATACTGACAGGGCAGAAGCAGCTATTATAAAAGGAAATATACCTTGTTTTAGATTTTTAAGCATAATTATAAATATAATAAAGTAATAGGACTAAAACAACCTATTTTCTATCACCTTTATGCTTATCTATGCGGTCTAAAATTTGATTTACAACATCCATTTTAATAAAACCAGCCATTGATGCATTTTTTAAGGCACTTATTAATTGTAAAACTACAAGGGGCATTACAACGGTTTCACTTAACCATCCTGCCCCTGGTATGCTTTTTTCTATTACTAAAATTACTGTTAACGTAATAACCCAAAAAAATAAAGTTCTTAAAATCTTAATTGCTTTGTAAGTTTTAAATCCTTCTCTTTTAATTCCGGCTATTACTCCAAAAAAACCATCTGCAAAAATTAATGTAGCAATCGCTAAATATTGTTCTGCGTTTTGCATTGTAAGTTCCATAAAATAAGAACATATAAATGCTAGTGACATTGTGCTTCCTGCTATCATTAATTTAATATTACTCATGATTATACTAGATCTTTTGATTCAATTAATGTGTAAGTAAATGAATTACCCCATATTTCTCTAGCTGTTTGACATATATCTAAAAATTGATGCCAATCATCATTATCAGCTATTACTTGGCAACCAGCAGACCATTTGTCTACTCTTATAGATTTTCCACCTTTATGTCCTGTGGCTCTATGAATATTGATTCCGAAGATTCCTTCATCAACATTTTCTTCTAATAAATCATATTTACCATCTCTATTATTATCTCTATAAACTTTTACTGGTGATTTTTGTCCTAAAGCTAAGTATTTACCTTGGTGAAGTCTTAGTTTATGTGAACCTCTATATTGTCCGGGTTTTAAAATGGCTAAACCTTTTTTGTTTAGTAGATTTTGTTCCCAATGAGATCCTGGGTCAGTTGTTGCATCAAATTCATGATATTTCATTTCACCATTAACTGAATATGATATAGTTAATTTATCATCAAATTTATTTGTTACAACTCCATGGGTATCTGAATTTCGTACTCCAACAATGTTTAAGTTGTAGTCACCACCTTCGAACCATTTATACCCTTTAGATTCTACGACATTTTTAATTTGTTCTCTTGTATACATTTATTATTCCTTTTTTCCAAATATTTTACCCGCTTCAGCTATCCCAAACGATCCTAAAGTAATAATTACAAATGAATTGTAAATAAATTCTTGTACTATTAAATCCTTGCCAATAAATCCGGTTACAATATCTGCAAGAGCAAATAATACCATTATAGCAAATGAAGCGAAACCAACTACTGATTTTTCGTTGATATCGTTTGAATCTTTAAAAATGTCTTTAAAAGCCATCCAATTTCGTTTTATATAGTTAAACATAGAATAACAAATTAGTAAAACATTATTTTATGATACATATTAAAATTGGAATTTAGAACCAATAGGGATTTAATTATAACTATAAAAAAAGAGGTGCTAATGCACCTCTCTTAATAATATAGTTAATTTTCTTTTTTAGTTTATTTTACTATTTCTACTACTGGGGGTGTGTATGCTTCAGTTGTAATAGTTACTGTATTTGTTGTATTAGTTTGTACTGATGGATCTTTTAACCATTTAGTTGCGTATATCCAATTTGTACCTTCATAATTAAATTGTTCTGTTGGGTACCCTTTATTACATACATTATCACAATAAACACGCGCTATATGTCCATCCCAACCATATTGCATATTAAACGTCCCATTTCCTGGGTTTGGTTGATCTACGCTTTTAGGAGGCATTGGATAAACATTAATATGGTCTGAATCAACTTCATTAGAAGATAATTCAACTGTTTCTCCTGCTTTTACTACACCCTTAGTTGATCCTGTCATAGCCCAACTTTGTTCCCATCTCATATCCTGATCTGTATTGTTGATTACTGTTAAAGTAAATTTAGCAGGAGATGTTTTTACTTCTGCTTTTTTATTAGTATTATTACATGCTACTAATAAAGTAGATGTAATTAAAAGTGTCAATAGTTTTTTCATTTTGTTTTTTAATTAATTTTAATTGGTTGGGATGGGTGTACCTACTGGATATGGCTTACCATCCATGGCGGCTGTAATAGATTTCATACCTGTTTTTACAGGGATAGCTTTACGTAGAGGTAAAGCAGCTTCATTAAGAGGACCATAACATTTAGCTAAAATAATGCCAGTATCAGTAGTATCAACAATTTGACAAGGCATGCAAAACATATTACTTTCACTTGTTGTTGGATAGTCTGTATTTACAATAAATGAGCGGTTATTTGGTGGCAACATTTCCCATTTTTGGGTTTTTGGGTTATATTGGGGAACACTGTCAGTTGATGAAAAATACCAGTATAAAGACCATACTGATTTCCCATTCCACGTTGTACTCCCATCATTACCTGGAAATTGGAAGTCTTTATTAACATTAAATTCACCTCCATTATTCATAATTGAACCCCAACTTGGGCTTATACCTTCCATTGCCAAATTAGAAATAGAAGGACCACTTAATACTGGACAAGTAGCACAACCTTCATCAAATTCAACTCCTTGTACTATAATTTTTTTACCAGTTGGCTCAGCACCTGATGCTCCACAAAATGCGTATAAACCCTCATGAATTCTTAATATATTTGCTTCTTCAAAGTCAGGATTTGTTTCATTTACTTGTTTTACTTCTTTAATCACACTTTCAGCTGTTACTCTAATATTTGATATTTTAAAACTACCATCACATACATTAGACCAATCTTTACAAGCGGGGTCATTGTAGTTATACCATTCATTCCCATTAATTTGATATTGGTCTGGTGAATATCCTTGCCAGTATGAGGCTACTATAGACCATCCACTTTCCATAGCATCACTTAAACCTGTAAGGTCTGTAATGCTACTATCGTTAGCTTTAGAATGGGATAAAAAGTCATAAACTACAACACTATTACTACCTTGAGAATAGGTAACAGTCATATTAGTATAATCGGAATTAAATTCAATTGCCATATCAAATGGTTTTGAAGAATCAATTAATGTCGCATTATTAACTCCATTTCCTGGGTTAGATAAATAATCTTGTTTCCAGCAGTTGTTTGTATTTATTGAGTTTAAATAAGAAAATTCTAAACTTTCTTTATTAGATGAATTACTTGAACCTAAATGAACTGTGGTTTGGGAAAGCACATTTCCATTAGTTTCCATAAAATCAATCTCGTTACAATATGTAGATGATCCACCAGCATCACAGTATCCAGGACCACCATTTATCATATAAAATGAGGCATTTACAAAGTTTAAATCTTTTAAACCAGATAAATCTACAGTAGCAGTAATTTTAGTTATATTTTTATATTTTTCAACAGATTGAACTCTACCTTCTTTAAAATCAACAGACCCATCAGAGTTAATTGTAGGAACTACACCACAATATTGACCTTGAACTCCATTAAATGTTGGAGTGAATGTAGTTGTAGTTAGTGTTGGTTTGTTGTTACAACTAAATAACATTGTAGCAGCAACGATTGATAATAATAATTTTTTCATGTTATTCTTTTTTAATAAAATTTTATTTATTATAAATATTAAAAAAAAAAGAGGGCTTTCGCCCTCTCTTCTATACTTAATTTGATTAACCATTTTTCTTAAGAATGTGATACAATACAAATGCACCTACAAGTCCTAATAGGCCCTCAGCACTCAATGATCCTAAAATCCCCATAATGTTACCCACTACTGAGATGTTAGGCCAGAATGGAATGTTCATTCCTCCGAATAGTACTTCAAATACTACTCCAAGAGCGATTAAACTAATTCCAATTTGTGTAAGAGCGTCTGCCCAAGAACCTATTTTCTTCAATAAATCCATAATTAAATGTTTAAGTTAGACATATATAACTTCCGGATTTTTGGCAATTGCATATAATACATATGTGTTATCCATCACAAGATACGCAATCCGCCATTCTTGAACCAAGATCACCCTTGATCACACTATCAGTTCTTAAGTAATATAATGTTTTTACTCCAAGTTTCCACGCTTCTAAATGCACTTGATTTATCCATTTTGGTGAATCATTAGGATCAAATGACAGATTCAGAGATTGAGTTTGGTCAATATATTTTTGTCTTATCGCAGCTTGTCGTATAAGTTCTAATTGATTTATTTCAGAAAACGTTAAAAATAATTCTTTTTCATCAGGAGATAGAATATTATCTGGGAGATTTTGTACAGATCCTCCATCTTGTAGCATTTGATCCCACCATTTATCTTTATCTTCTCCTTTTTCAGTTAACAGTGCTTGTAATACTTTATTTTTTCTAATAAATGTACCTTTTGCACCATTAAAAGTATAAATGTTTGCGGGTAAAGGTTCAATACCAGCACTAATACCCCCACAAATAACAGAATTAGAAACTGTAGGAGCAATTGCTAATAAATGTGTATTTCTCATACCTGTACCTCTACACCATATAGGTTCTCCATATTCAACAGCTAAATCACGAGATGCTCTTTCTGCTTTATTTCTTATGTCTGAAAATATATTATGGGTATGAGCTGTTGAAGCAATAGAATTAAATGGTAATCCTTTTTGTTGTAAGAATGTATGCCACCCCATTACTCCTAAACCTAATGCTCTACCTTTTCTGGCATGATTATTGGTTCTTCTTAGTGAATCTCTACCATTAGATTTATCAATAAATTCTTGCATTACGCCATCTAAAAACCAAGTTGCCATTTCAACGGTATCTGTATCTTTCCACTCTTCATATTTAGCTAAATTTAAAGATGATAAACAACAAATAAAACTATGTTCTTCATCTGTAAATAAAGTAATCTCAGAACAAATGTTTGTCATTGTTACATTTAAGTTATTTAAACGATAAGCAATAGGATTATCTTTATTAACATTATCCTTATACATGATATAAGGTTCACCTGTCTCCATTCTTGCTTTTAAAATAGTAGCCCAAGTATTCATTGCGTCAGCATCTCTAGCTTCTAATTTACGCATAAAAGAATCATCTACAACTACACATTGATGTAGATTTAAACACTGTCTATTTGGGTCTCCTTTAGGTCTTCTAATTTGTAAAAACTCACCAATATCTGGGTGATTAATATCTAGGTTTACAGATGCAGCACCTCTTCTTACATTTCCCTGATTTGTAGCAATAATTGCAGAATCATAAATTTTACACCATGGAACAACGCCTTCACTTTTTCCATTACCAGAAATAGAAGTTCCACGTGGTCTAATGCGGGATACACTAATACCTACACCCCCGCCGGATGCAGTTAATTTCATTAGTTCTGCGTTAGTTAAACCGATTCCACGTATAGAATCAGGTGTATCTACACCAAAACAAGAAATAGGTAAACCTCGGTCTGTTCCCATATTTGATAAAACAGGTGATGCTAAACCTACCCATCCTTTCCAAAATAACTTAAAAAATTTAGGAGAAAGTTCTGGTTTTTTTAATCTATTAGCTGCGGCGTCCGCAACTCGTTTATAGGCTTTTCTAACATCTTCTCCGGGAAGTAAATATCCTTTAGATACTGTAGCTAAAGAAATTTCATCCATCCATTCAGGATATTGTTTACCAAGTTCCCAATTTGTATAATCTACTTGTAATGCGTTGTTTTCCATTTATTTCTTTTTAAGAATTACCCATAGGATTAAGTAAATAAAACAAAACCCCCCAAATATTGATAACATCCTCCATAAAACAGGATCAGTATTGGTATGTTCCCCTAATCCTTGACAAACTCCTCCTATGTATCCTCTTTTAGGATCCCTAAATAATTTTTTCATCTTTTCCATATTTTTAAAATAATGCTGCTGCGTCCCAGTTTTGAACACCTTTTGAATAATTTGTAACTCTATTTGCAAAGAAATCTGTGTGTTGTTTTCCAGCTGATAATGAATCAAACCATTTCATTCTTTGTACTGCTTCTTTATCTATAGCATTTACAATAGGTCCATATCCTAAATCACCCATTTTAGTATTAACTCTATGTTTGATAAATGATACTAAATCATATTTTGAACATCCTTCTAAATCACCCATTTCATAAACTTTATCAATAAAATCTAATTCAAGTTTTAACGAAAGCAAAGCTGCTTCTTCAACTTGTTGTTTTAATTCGGGAGTATTCAATTCTGGGTGTTCTTTTAGAAGTGTTCTAAATAACCAACAACCTGCATCTGAGTGGAGTGATTCATCTCTGATAGACCATTCTACTATTTGGCCTACTCCTTTAAGTAAATTTCTAAGTTTAAAAGATAATAAAATTGCAAATGAAGAAAATAAATTTACACCTTCTGTAAATGCGGAAAAAATAGCTAAGGATTTAGCTCTTTCATGCCAATCAGCAGTTCCATCATGATTATCTCTTACATTCATTAAGGTTTCGATTTTAGCCATTGTAGTTTCATCTTCTAAAAATTCACTAAAATCATCTAACCCTAATTCTTCATTAAGTAAAGAATAAGCTTCGGCATGAATAGTTTCGAAAGCACCAAATGTAACAGCCATTTTGATTACTTCGGGTTTTCTAAACCATTTTGTAACTAAAGATGACCAATAATCATTTACTACAGTTTCAGTTTGAGCAAAACCTTTTAAAATAGAACCAATTATATTTTTTTCAGTAGCATTTAAATTTTGTTTCCAATCATTAACATCTGACATCATAGGCACTTCAGTATGTAACCAATGAGCTTGTTGTTGTTTCATCCAATAATCGTGTGCCTCTGGATATTCGAAAGGTTTATAAACTACACG